CTTCTGATCTTCAACCATTTCCTGCGTAATGACGAAGCTTGACTTCCACGTTACAGGGATAATGGTTTTGGAATATGCTTCCTGACGCTCGTTAAGCGGGTACTCGCCGCCCTCGTCGGAAGGCTCAAAGTCCTCCGCATATCCCGTCATGCCGCCAAGCTTGTACGCCCACGCGTCAGCCTCTACAGGCTTAAAGACCTTTTCCGCAATGGAAACCTGATCTTTTGACTTCGCCTGCATCTCCATGAAAAACTTAATCGGTTCGGCAGAATTGCCGTATACGGAATTGTTCAGTCCCGAGGACTTAGAGAAAATAATTCCTGCCATTTATTTACACTCCTTATTTGCCTTAGATAAAGCGTCCGCGTACAACGGGGGTATCGCCAGTTCCAACGTAGGAGATCTGGAACACGCCGCTGGACGTGGTGTCGGTAACGGTCAAGCCGTCAGTATGAATCGTTACGGCTTCGCCAACGGCGGGCGCGGCGGTAGCCGAAGTCTCGTACTGGTCAAGGTGCGTTACCTTAATAGCGGACAACAGCGACGCGCCATCGCCCGTAGCAGATTCGTTCATGATGTGCGTCGGTACGGCAGTGGCGGCAACCTTCTTGAACGCGCCTGCGTCCAATACAACCGCTTCGCCGATGACAAACGGTTCTGCGTTCGTGCCGGGGTACTGCTCCATTACGGAAGTACGGGTAGCCCCGTAGGTGTGAATTTTAAAAGCCATCTAGTAAGCCTCCATTTATGAGTTGTCTTTGAGGTATTGCGCCCAATGCGCCTTAGCCTGCGCGTCGGTCGCGCCAGCACTTTTGTACGATTTGTATACGTCTTCGGGGATAATGACATCGGAAGGGATTGCAGATGCTTTTGTATTCGGAAGATGCTTCTTTGAGGATGCGTTTGCGGCGGCTTGTTTTTGCACCGCGTCTGCCTTTTTGCGCGATAAGCGGTCAAAGTTTACGGACTTGTACGCGTCAACCATCGAAACGCCCGGCACACGCGCCAATCGGTCAAATGCCTCAAATGTGTCAAGCTTTGCGATATCATCAAAGCTTTTAACGTCGGGGTCGAGTGCGCCGATTGCTTTTACCTGCTCGTCCATCCATGACTTGGCGTGTTCTTGTTCTACCGATTGAACGCGCTGTCGAAGCTGAACCTTTTCAGGATCGTTGTCGGCAATCTCTTTCATGATGGCGCGTACTTTTGCCTTATCGCCGCTTTCTCTGGCGGAGGCAAGCCGTTCTTCAATGTCTGCTGTGCGCAGTTCGTCAAACGATGCGAACCCTCTGGCCTGCGCCATCGTTTCGTTCTGCTGTCTCCAGTACTCGTTTTCAGCCTTAATCCGCGCATTTTCTTCCGCGTACTCTTTCAGCCGTTTTGATACGACCTTTGTTACGGTGTCGCTCTCCGGCTCCGGCGCGGCAGGCTGTTCAATCTGTTCCGATACTTCCTCCACCTCTGCGGCGGGTTGTTCAATTTCAGCCGTCTCTACAACGGCAGTGCTTTCAAGGTCATCCATGTTCTGTTTCCTCCTGCTGGTTTTAGGCGAATTGCGGACAGCAAGCCGTTTTTCTGCCATGCGCCACTTGTTAAGCGGGTTCCGTTGGCGCTACGTTTAGCTGCTTAACCACGCGATACAGTGGTTGTTACTTTCCTCCACCGGAGCGAAGGTCTTTTCCGCGCTTCACCTTCGAAGCGGAGCTAGTTCCGACGCTGTGCAGTGCTTTTACTTCCTGCGCGCCCTTGTTGCTGATGGAACCGGCATACGTTTTTTCCATTACTGGTCACCCCCTTCCACGATCATTTCATGCTGTTCGTGGTAAATAGTAGTTCGATATAACGTACACTGCGGATTGATGCATTTGAATATGGCGAAATAAGACATATCGGGCTGTTGCTCTATGCTCATGCGAAGTGCTATTTTACATTTGGGGCATACTTGGGGCGGCATTTGGTTGTCCTCCACTCAAATTTGCATTCATAAGCTGTTTTTTCTGAAATTCCATCATTATTCTTTGCTGCTCTTGCTCTTGTTCGTAAAGGATTTTGTATGCGTCGTACATGTTGGAGGCATATGGGTAATGTGAGAGTTTAAGATACTTCCAGACATTGAGAAGCGATTGAGTACTTCCGGGCGCACCGTACATGCCGTTCTGGTAATTCAGCCGTACTTCTTGCCACATCAATTCACGATTGCGCGAAAGGGAAGAAGCATCGTCAACGCTGAATAGGAAACTGTCGTTCCATATCCATTCCTCGCCCACTTGCTCGACAAAATCAAACTTGTTAAACTCTTTGAATACAATCTCGCCGTCGGAATTCATGGTGCGGTATTCGCGTTTTGAATCTGAATATGCAAGTTCAAATTTGAAGATGATCTCGTACAGTTCTGCGTAGGCCGCGTCTTTCATCTTGCGCTTTGATTCAAGCCTGCCTGACGATTGAGCTACCTGTAACTGCTTCGCCGTTCCGGAAGGAGCGGTAGGATCAGGTCTGCCTTGAAAGCTGTCAGTTATTCCAAGTGTTTGCCGCATATATTCATAGTTGCTGTGTACGATTGATATATCGTACTGAACGTCGGCCTGTACGTTTACCACTTTAAATGTTTGCGCCTGTGCAGTGGAAGCATTTGTTATTTTCAACTCATCGTCAGACGCATCAACTTTCATTTCAGGGTCTTTAAGAACATAAGACCCGCCTTTTAAAAGCTTTTTGCGCAGCTTGTTCATGAAAATATTTATATCATTCTGATTGTCTTTCACGGCCTGTACGTCAGAACCGCCGCAAAACTGCCCGTACTGAGATATGTTCTTGCGCATGACAATCGGGAAGCAATCGGGTACGTAGTACGGAATCTGTGAGCCTGCGGGGATAATGCGTTTGTTGTCTCCGTCCCCAACGACGATATCCATAATGATTTCTTCGTAGTCCCGATTGACCATCTCGTATTCTTCGGAGCCGCATATCTGACATTTTTCAAAGTCATCGTCCCAATCAACGCCGCATCCAGAGCATATGTCTTTTTTCCTGCGCTGATAGTCTTGAATGTGCTGTACAACATGATCGTCTACCCATGACATAAGCGATATGCCGCCGTCTGCGTTGCGGTAGTACACGGTTCGCATGGTGTGTACGTCGGTTTCCGCTTGCGCTTCCGTTTCGCCCGTGATCGCCGCTTCGTTTGTAGTCGGTATCTCGCCAACGTCAACCTTAAACTGACGCAGAATCGAATCGCGAGTGTGTTCGGTCAGTACGAAGATGTAATCCATGTCGGCTATGTACGGAACGCCAGGCTGCGGAATGACGCTTCGAGGGTGGAGGTTCTTAACCGCAACGTCGCCTTTGTCGTTGTCCCATTCCACTAGGAAGAACGAAGAACCGTCTGTCGGGCATATGCGCTCTTGTTCGTCATTCAAGCGTTCAAGCGGCAAGCGGTCGATCTGGTTCTTTAACATTTCCTCTACTACGGTTGCTGTGTCGTTGTCTACGCCCCGTGTAGGCGTTACCTTAGGCATGGGTATGGTATTGTCCACTTGCGCTTCTATGAGTTCGTAGACCACCTTACGCACGTTAGGCACAGTACCTTGCCCGTTTGCCGCTTCCGTGCCATCAGGCTTTTTGATCGTGCGCGTACCGAGGTATGCTTGTTCATTGTCGATCATGTCTTTTATTGGTTTTTTATACGCCGCATACGCACGCTCGTATTTGTGCTGCCACTCACGCAGTAAAGCCGCTTGTTTTTCAGTCAAATTTAGGAACACCCCACATTTCGATCATTCGTTCACGATCGGCTTTGTTTGCGGCGAAGTAGTCTGCAACTTGATCCGGATGCCACTTGACCTTTTTGACTTTTCCGTCTTTGCCCAGCACACGTGCTTTCTTCGGGGCTTGTTCGCGTACACCGTGCGCAATCGCAAGACCCATAACAAGATCGTCGTGCGAACCGTCCATTGCCGCGCCTTGCGGTTTCTTTTCAGTCCGAACGAACGTAAGCATTTCTTGAAGCGTGTCAAAATCGTTAATCACGTCAACGTGTTCACGCACAAATTCAACCAAATTGGCGATAACAAGCGGACGCGTCTTTGAAGTGGTTCTGAAACCAAACGCCTTTTCAAGTTGTCCGGTAAATGTGTCCACTCGTTCGCGGACGTACATATTCGGGTAATTCATTTCGGTGAGTTTTTTTACTGGAAATGAAGAAAAATTGACTTCAAGTGCAATCATGGCAGTGTTGTACATTTTGCCTAAGTGATATATCTGCTCTGCGTATAAGTCCTCGTCATACTGCTGTTTGAGTACCGCCACCTGTTCGCCTGTTACGTTGTCGATAACCTGTGCGGTGAAGTAGTCGCTTCCCTCTCCTGCGGTATCACCGCCCAGCACATACGGAACGCCGGGAACGGGCTGTTTGTAAATCTTTATCGCGCCGCCGTTTATGTTAAGCCATATGCCAAGATGAAACTGCCCTTCTTCAAGCGGAGGCGTAATTTTACTTAGCCGCTCATGCACCTTGTTTGCGGCGAAGATTGAATTACCCATTACGCCCCACTCTCCGAGAGCGTAAACGGCATAATAATACGGGTCTATTTCTTTGTATTTTTCAAGGTTTTCGCCATAATCGTCAGGAAGAAATCGATTGTCTTTATATGTGGAGTGATGAACCGTGCAGCTTTTCGGCTTCTCGTCAAAGAATCTGCGCTTTAACCAATGTGTGATAACAACAGGGTTGAATGTGACGATCATTTGAAGGTATGTGTCTGTCTTGCCGCGCAAGCGAATGTCAAGCTGTGTCAGGTCTTTTTCGTCCAGTTCGGACGCTTCTTCAATCCAAACGCCTGTGATCTCGTCGATTGATTTTAACTTCTCTACGTCATCCAGACCGCCAAATAGAATCATGTTGCCGTTCGGGTTGTACTTGATTCGCATGTCCGTCGCGTTGATTGACCACTCATCAAGCTTGTCATACTTGTTTATCTGTCTTACAATGTTGTCGAAGCAGGAAGATCGCAGAGTAGTTGCCACTTTACGCACAATGAGGAAGCGGTGTCCGCGCTCATACTTCATGCGCTCTCTGATCTTCTGAACCGCAAACTCTGATTTGCCCGAACCTGCGCCGCCCATCATGACTAAGAATCGATCTGTGCAAGTGTAGAGCGGAAAGAATGAATAATTTGTCGTTGATATTAAGTGATTCTGATATTCAAGAAGCTCAACTTGCCTTCGGTACTTTTCGCGTTCTTCTTCCGAAAGAGCCTCAAATTGCTCGCGTGCTAAGGATGTTATGTCAATCAAATAACTCGCTCCAGTAAATGGCCGGATTCTGTCAAGATTTCAGCTTCGTCGTTGATAACAAGCCGCATGATCTCGCATCCGTCCTCGGAATACAGGCGCACAATCGCGAAGCACGGTTCGCCAGACAAAGGAAATACGTTGCAGAAAACAGTATCTTCGTTGATGTCGATGCCAGTTTTCGCCCAGCTTTCAAAGTCCTGCCAGTCGTTGGTTCCTAGCTTTTCGATTATGTGCTTGTCGATGCCAATACGCTCAAACTCTATCGAATCGGCGCACACCACGCGAAACCCGCGTTTTGTCCTGTACTTGAAGTAAACGTATTGCATCTAAAGCCCCCTTGTTGTTTGTATTAATTCCCCGTACACGGCAAGTTGGCCCGTCTTGCATCTCATAATCCCTAATGCGGGATAGTGGCGGCTGCCTATTCCGCCCTCGTGTACGGGGATAGTTCGCACAAAGACTTGTACTAAAACATTTCAGACGAAACAGTGCAATGTTTTTGGTTTATCGAAACTCCGTAAAAGAGCAGTTCGCAGAATGCCCGCAAGTGTGCTTCGTTGAGAGGCCTGCGGGATTAAGTCCACGGCAGTGTGTCTTTCGACCGTCCGTAGATGTGGAGCAACCGACAGGACTTGAACCTGTAACCCGCTGCTTACAAGACAGCCGCTCTGCCATTGAGCCACGATTGCAAGGGCATTCCATGGGCGG